ACCCGACCCGACCAACCCGCACCCCAACACCCCCGCAACCCCCCGACGGGGGGGCCGTGTATGTATATACTAGTTGCGAGGGATTTTTTCTTCATTTTTGAGCCGGCCTTCCTTCTGATCCCCCCTGGCACACGGTGTGACGGGCGGCACTCGGGGGGCTACGACCCCGCAAAAAGACCGGACAGGCTGGGACAGTGTGACAAAGTTCACATACTGTTTACCTGTTGTTCATCTTGGCACGGGCTTTGTCCGGACCAGTATTTTGCCCCCCGTTTTACCGGTAATCAGGCGGTCTTTTGGCGGTCTTTTTGATAGGTTTTCGTTGTCCGGCGGACGGGACCGGACAGGAGGCTGGGAGTGTCCAGTTTGCGTGGGTGTCTTTTCGCACACGGTTCGAACAATTAGGCATGCCTAACGGACGTGGTGGGACAGTTTGGGGAATTTCGCTCCCCACTGGCGGCTTATATAAAAGGGCTCCGGTAGCTCCGGAACGCGTGAGCGTTCCCGAACGCGCCGGTTACTGGTTCCGGTTGTCGCGGCTTGAGGCCGCGACACGGGTTGCCGGTTACGGGTTACTGGTGTGGCGCCTAGGCGCCACTCGGGGATCGGGAACCTGGGCCTGGTCAGCACTTTGTGCTGCCCGTCGGCAGAAGGAAAGGTTTCTTGTATGAGTGATAAAGTGAATCCTCTTTGGGACGAGTTTATTTTGTGGTTGTCTGTCCCTGCGGAGAAACGCGGGTTGATTGCGACTGAGGAAGATTGGGCTAAGTCGAAGGGGTATAAGGATTCGCGTCAGTTGCGACGCTGGAAGAACGACCCTCGGTTTGTGGAGCGTCAGGTTGAGTTGACTGGCGGGTCTAGTGTGGCCGTATCGTACTCGACGTCGGCACCTGGGAGCGTCGAGGAGGCTCTTCTTGGGGATGAGGCCGATTATCGGGTTGTGAAGGCGCAGCTTTTCGACGCCGCGAAGGGTGGTAACCTTAAGGCGACTGAGCTGTTTATGAAGTTGTACGGCAAATCGTGGATTGAGGAGGAGGCTGCGTCGCGTGTTTCGGATTTTTCGGGTATGGATTTCGATAAGCTTGTCGCTGAAGCTTTGCTTGTGGTGGCTGAGGATGCGGTTGTGGCTGGTCTTCGGGCTCGGGGGTGGTCGGTGGTTCCGGCTCCTGGAGGGGCGTATGAGGGTGATTCACGTCTTTCTTGAGGATACCGAGTCGGGTCAGCAAGATCATCTTGATCTGTGGTTTGGGCGGACTCGTGCGCAGGATGAGGTTGAGGAGGAGGCCGCTTTTCCTGTGGTGTGTTGGTGTGGTGCGCGCCTGGAGCCTTTGCGCACTATTAAGGGTGAGACTGATGTTGCTGGGGTGTGGCATTTGTCACGTTATCCGTGGGGTGCGCGATGAGTGAGGTGCGTCGTCAGCAGTCGCTGAATAGGTTGTGGGTGGAGTTGGAGTGGCGCCGCTGCGCCCAGGACGAAGCCTACTTTTTGGAGCAGTATATTTACATCCCATCGGAACAGGATGTTCGTGGGCGTGTTAAGTTCGAGTTGTTTGACTATCAGCACGACCTGTTGAACTTGTTTAAGTCAAACCGTTTCGTCGTCGCCCTGAAGGCCCGTCAGCTGGGTTATACTACGTTGGCGATGGCGCACGCCTTGTGGCTGGCGTTTTTCCGACCTGGCGCTACGATCCTGGTTGTGTCACGGAACCAGAAGTCGTCGAATAAGAACTTGGCTCAGGCGAGGTTGGCGTATCAGTTTCTGCCGGCCTGGTTGAAAGAGCGCGCCCCGCAGCTGGTCGCTGACTCTACTGATGGTATGGTTTTGCGGTTCGCGGATGGTATGGAGTCGAAGTTGAAGTCCGCCCCTGCTACGGAAGGGGTGTTCGCCGGTGAAACGGCTACCCTGGTGGTTTGGGACGAGGCGGGTCTGGTCGAGCCGGCTGCCCGTCAGGAGGACGTGCTTCGTACTCTTTTGCCAACTACGGACGCTGGTGGTTCGATGCTGATCATCTCTACGGCGCGTGGTTCTTATAACAGGTTTGCGAAGACGTATCGGTCGGCTCAGCGTGGCGACTCACAGTTTGTACCTTTTTTCCAACCGTGGATGGTGTCGCCGTTTATGCGCTGCACCAAGGAATGCGGGTTCTGCTCGGAAGGGCGGGGCTGCCGGACTCGGTATGAGGGGAAGCGTCGGGAGTTTGCGGATGAGCCGTGGCGGTTCTTCCAAGAGTATCCATCTACGGATGAGGAAGCGTTTCGGGAATCGGGACGCCCACGGTTTGTCGGGCTTCCTCCGGAGTCGGAGTTTTCCGAGTTTCCGTATCGGGGGAATCTGGTGTGGAAGAATGAGGATGAGATCGTTTTCGAGTTCGATGAGGGTGGGCCGCTGCGGCTTGCGACGTTGGAGCCGGATAAGAGCGCCTTTTATGTGATTGGCGCTGACCCTGCGTCGGGTGTGGGTAAGGACTATTCGACGGCGCATCTTCTCACCCTGAGTGATGATGGCCGTCCGGAGATTGTCGGCTACTATCATTGCAACACTATCTCGCCCACGGAATATGCGGGCGATCTGGACAAGTTGGGCCGATACTTTAACGGTGGGAACTGGGCTGCGTTGCTTGCGGTGGAAAACCAAGGTTCGCAAGGTTCGCTGCCGATCAACGAGCTGCACAAGCATCTCGACTATCCGAACCCTTATATGCACCAGACGGCCGGCTCGAAGAACCGTCAGCGGACCAGAATGTTTGAGTTCCCGATGACGCAGGACCGCCGTCGCGCTGTTATTGACCGTCTGGCTAAATACCTGGTGGTTACCGATGGGGCGTGTCAGATTGATAACGTTTATCCGCTGCTTCGCACCGAGTTGGGGCAGTTTGTGGCACAGGAAACCGCGAACGGTAATATCCGCTACCAGGCTGATGTCGGCTGCCATGACGACCTTGTGATGTCGTTGGCTATCGCCCTGTGGGTTTTGATCGACGAAAAGGGGGATAATTCCCCACTTCCGGCTACTAGTGAGACTATCTCGTGGCGTCCCACGGGCATGATCTCTCTTGCCGGTATGCGGGAGGCTCGGGAACGGGCGATTCTGGAGGCGGAGGATCAGGCTCGGGAACGTTGGGAGAATATCCAGTTGAACGCGGAAATGTTGAGAGGACCTTATGGCTGACTACAAGAGCAATTACACTTTGCAGGATAAGCAGGCTGCTGTTCGTGACGCTTTGCGTCGTATGGAGCCTGTGCATCTGCATTGGCGTATGCTCGAGTCTCTGTATCGGACGGGTGCCCAGCGGGAGTTGACGATGCTGGACTTGAACCGGATTCTGCCGTTTCCGGTCCCTGGTTCCTTTTTGCGCACAGTCAACATGGTGTTGCCGCATTTGACGATGGTTATCAACTCGGTCGCTGCTCGGGACCCGAAGTTCGTTGTGACGCCCGTTGGTGGAGACGTCGCGGTCATTGAGCGGAACGCTAACATTGCTCGTGCGGTCCTCGAGTATTTCTGGAAGCGTACCGATTCGACTTCTACTCTGCGTGACGTGACTCAGGACATGGTGCTTCTCGGTAACGGGTTCGCTAAGGTCGGCTGGGCGTACTCGGAGGCGACCGTTGACCGGACCGGCGATGATGTGATGACCGAGGTTCGTGATTTGATGTCGGCGGCGCAGGAAGTTGCGGCCGAGTCTGGTATGACTTTGGATGAGGCGACTGTCGCGGAGATCGTTGATTCGGTTTCGTTGAACCAGCAGCTTGTCGAGGTTGACGAACCGTATGTTGAGTATGTGTCTCCGTACGACATTTTCTTGCCGGCGAATGCTCGCCGTATGAACACTAGCCGTTGGGTGTGCCAGCGTGTGCGTTTGCCGATCGCTGAGATTCAGGCGAACCCGATGTTTGATAAGGACGCTACGGAGAATCTCACACCGGACACAGGCTACGCCGACCCTGCCACTATCGCACAGTATGAGCAGAAGGAAGAGTCTCTGCCGGCAGTGTTCACCCACGCGACGCTGTTTGAGTTCTACGACATGAAGGCTCGCACGCTTTGTATTTTTCAAGTGGATGGTGAGAAGCCGCTTTTCGAGGGCCCGATCCCTTACGCGCATCGTTACCCGCCGTTCGTGCATATGCGTAACTTCTCTGACGGTGGCAGCGCTATCTGGGCGTTCGGTGACTTGGAGAACATTGCTGGTTTGCAGCTGATGATCAATGAGATTATGGTTGCCGAGCTCAACGACTTGAAGCGTGTCGGTAACAAGTACTTCATCAACAAGAAGGTACTCACCCCTGAGCTCACCAAGGCCCTGCAGGACAACAAGCCTGACCAGGTTATCCCTGTCGATCTGCCTGGTAACGTGAACATGAACGAAGTGATGACGCCTGTTCAGCGTCTCGCTACCCCTGCGGACAACTATGTGATGGAGAACAAGCTGCAGGACTATATGCAGCGTATTGTCGGTGTGACTGACTTCCAGGTTGGTAACATTGCTGCCGCGAACCGCACACCTGCGACTGCCGCTGCTGCGGTTGAGGGCGCGTCCACGACTCGTGCGATGGACAAGATGACGAACGTCGAGAAGGCGTCTCGCGAAATTGCTATCCGTCTTCTCGGATTGTGTCAGCAGTTCCTGGACAACGGTCGGGCTATCCGTATCGCCGGTTCTAACGCACCACTGTGGTTGCAGGTCACTGACGCCGACATTGAGGGCGAGTTCACGATTGACACTGAGGGCGGTTCCACGCAGGCGATTAACCCTGCTACGCGTGCTAACCAAGGCCGTGAGATGATTACCCAGATCGTCCCTATCTTGGCACAACTTGGCTACGCTGTTGAGCCGGCTTTGCGGACCGCGTTGACCTATATGGGCCTTGACCCTGACTATCTTCTCGTTCAACAGCCGGCAGCGCCTTCTATGGCTGCTCCGGTCGCCCCTGCACCAGCCGCATCCCCCGTGGCGGCACCGATGGGTGGTGGGGCGATGGACCCTGAAACAGCGATGCTGATGCAGATGGGTGGGGCTCCGGTCCCAGCCGCAACTGAAGGAGGTTTGATCTGATGGACAAGTTTGTGAAACTCTCCGCGATTGAGCAGATGGCTAAGCCGATGGCTGCCTTCCATATGGGCGAGAAGCCTGAGATGGAAATGGAAGAGTCTGAGGATATGTGCGTCTGCCCGAAGTGTGGGCACGAGTACGAGCACAGCTCCGAGTCTGAAGACTACGAAGACGAAGACTGAAGCCCCCTGTGACCGACGACACACCCGCCCCTACGGGCCGGTTTGGACCGGCTCGGGCGGTTGACCGGTTCCTGGCCCTGTCTAGGGACCAGCAGGAGTTCTTTATGGCGCTGCTCCCTAACTGGTATTTCAGCGTTGAGGAGCTTATTGAGGCTACTACCGCCCTGTCCGATTAGGGGTGGGGAATTTTCGTCCCCACTCGCGGCTTAATATGAGGGACGTTTTTCCGCGTCTCCGCGAACAAGCTATGCTCGAAACCCCTCTGTGGACAATTTGAGTTCGGCACTCGACTGTTAGGAGAATAACATATGTCAGAATTGCGTGACCTGATCTCAGGTGCTCTAAGCGAACTGGACCCGACCTTGACGGCGGATAACCAGGTGGCGGAAGCCGGAGATGGTTCGGGGGAAACCCCGCTTGAGGCGAACGATGGGTACGAGGCCGACGAGGCTATCGACCTGGAGCTCGATATCGAGGAAGAGGATGAGGCTACCGAGGAGGTGGAGGAGTCCGAAGACGCGGAGGCTGACGAGACGGCGGGCGATAAGCACGTCGTGAAGGTCGATGGCGAAGTTTTCGAGGTTACTCTCGATGAACTGAAGGCCGGATACCAGCGCCAGGCTGATTACACCCGTGAGAAGCAGGCGCTTAAGAAGGAAGTTGAGACGTTTGAGGCAGCTCAGGCTGAGTTTTCCGAGACGATTCAAGCCATTCAGCAGCTTGATGAAGCTTGGGAAGAGAACCCTGTTGGGGTTCTGGCCCAGTTCGCCGCGAACACTCAGAATCCGACCCAGGCTGTGGCTCTGCTCATCAAAGAGTTGGCTTCAGCTAATCTTCTGGATCAATCGTTCCTGGAAGCTTTCGGGGTTACACCCGATGTCCAGAAACAGTGGGCCCAGGAGTCTGAGGTGGAACAGCTTCGTGCTAAGACTTCTAAGACCGATTCGGTTCGGGATAAGGAGTTGCAGGAGGCTCGGATGGAGCTGGAGGTTCAAAAGGCCGTGGCCGAGTATGAGCGTCAGATTGACGACATTCTCGCTTCGGAGGGTTTGAATCTCACTGTTGTTGAACGCAACAAGTTCCGTCAGGAGCTGGCGAAGTACGCCGCAGAGAATGAGTTGACTAACCTGAGGGCCGCTTATAAGGCTTTCAAGTATGAGGAGGCTCAGGCTAAGAAAGTCTTGGTTAAGAAAACTGCTGAACGAGCCAAGCAAAAGAAGGCCGCGTCGGTGTCTGCGCGGTCCGGTGACTCGGAAGGGTCTCCGATCCAGGACGCTTCGGATTTGCAGTCGGTGATTCTGGCGGCGATGAAGGATACTCAGGCTAACCTGGGTAACCGGTAATCGTCTCTCAGGTAGCTGTCTGTCGGTTCGAACCTAACAGAAAAAAGCCGTCAAACTAACTACCTGAGGAGGTAAACAAAATGGCTGTTGGCGATTCCTATTTCGTCCAAACTTTCACCACGACTCTGCAGCGCTACGAGAAGCAGCTCGTGGACAACGTGCTCCTTGAGCATCCTGTCCTCGAACTCTTCAAGAGCTCCGCAAAGTCCATCACTGGCCGCGGTCTGGTTATTCCAGTTCGTGGTGTTGCACTCGAAGGGACTGGCTACGTCGACGCGACCGCCGCTTCCGCACAGTTCAGCACTGGCTTCTCGAACGACACTCTCGGCTCCGTCGTCTACGACTGGGCGAACGAGATTCTTACGCCGTTCCGTTTGAAGCACCGCGACATCTTGCAGAACACTGGCCCTGAGCAGATCGTGAATCTCGTCCAGGCCTACGTCGAAGGCGCAACTGGCGCTCACAAGGACTTCATTGTCTCTGAGTTGCACAAGCTCCGCGCGGCGTGGACCACTGGCGAAGTTCTCTCGCTCGACATGCTCATCGCGTCCACCGACAAGGTTTCTACCACTTCCGCCGGCTCCGTCGGTGGTATCCGTGGTGGTGTCTCGACCAAGTCTGTGACCGACTACGAGCGTGCCGGTACTACCGCAACCCTCACCATCGGCGCTAACGACTTCGTCGTCGGCGACACTGTTGTTGTGACTGGTGTCATCGCTGCTGTTGCAGGTACGTTCACGCTCACCGCTGTGACCGCGACCACCATCAGCTACACCACCGCGACTTCCGCAACCGTTGGTACCACCGCAACCACTGGTTCGGTTTCCGCTGACGCGATCAAGGACTACTGGCGTGCAACTCGCATCACCAGCTCCGCTGCCGCTGAAGACGTTGTTGCCGCGTTCCGTCGCGTGACCAACGAAGTCTTCCGTGCTTCGCGCAAGCGCCCGACCCACGTCATCTGTGGTTTCACCGTTTACGAGCAGCTCGAGGCTTTCCTCTCCGGAAACAACTCTGCTGGTTACGCCCGCACCCTCTACACCAACCCTAACGGGTCGGCGCAGACTCGGTTCACTGGCATCCAGTTCGGAGACCTCGAAGTCCGCTTGGATCCGGATTGCCAGGATGACCGTGCATACTTCCTGCACATGCCGTCGCTGCGCTTCGCGTACTGCGCCGGTGAGTTCATGAAGAGCTACCCTGCACAGGCTCTTGAGGGCACTCTCGACACCGTTGTCCCGCTCGCTTCGACCATCCTTTTCGGTGTGGCCGAGCGTCGTGCGAACGGTCTCCTCATCCGCACCGCCTAATCTCGGTGCCTGGGGCCTTCGGGCCGTCTGGGACTGGCTCCCCGCTTCGGCGGGGGGCTTTTCCCGTTTATGGGGTAAATTCCCCACTTGCGGCTATTTGTGAAAGGTCTTTTGGAGGTTGACTAGATGGCATATACTTTGAGCTCGCTGCGCACCTATGTTCGTGACCTGACTGGCGTTTATTCTACGGATCTGGTTCCAAACTCGCTTTTGACCAGCTGGATTAACGAGGTCTATTTCGACGTGGCTAGACAGCAGGTTTGGCCTTGGCTGCCGATTACTGCCCTGTCTGCGGACGGGGACACTCCGGCGTTCTCCGACGAGTTCCGCCCGCTGCTTGCGTATCGTGTTGCCGCCAAGGTTTTGGCGACGCAGGCGGATGACACTAACCGTAGTCAGGTTTACCTGGACGAGTATCAGGCGCTGCTTAACGGGATGTATCAGGGCAACCTTACTGACAATGCGAGCACATCGACTGCCACACGCGCTAACTTGGCTTCTTTTGTCCGCACACTGTTGAATGAGTACAGCCGCAGAATTCCTACTGCGCTTATCAACACTTGGTTGAGCGAAGAGTATGTGCTGCTCGCCTCGGACCAGAGTTGGCCGTGGCTTGAAACACAGTATCAGACCACTGTGACGGCCGGCACTAACACTGTTGCTCTGCCTTCCGGATCTAAGCGGGTTCTCGAGGTGTTCTTCGTGAAGCTGGTTAACAGTTCCGACACTGTGACCGCGGCTGTTAACGAGTCCGAGATCGTGTATCCGGTTCCGTCGGTGCTCGACGGGTCGGCCGGCGATCCGTATTTCCGTTACGACATCGCGTATGATGGCACTATGACTCTCACCCCTGCCCCTAGTTCCGCGATCACTTTGCGGGTGCGTTACGTCCAGGCTATCACCGGCCTTACGTCCGATGCGTCTGAGCCGGCGTTTGACGCAAAGTTCCGCAGCCTTCTCGCGTACCGTGTGGCTGCCAGAGTGCTTGACTACTTGGGCGTAGCGAGCCCTATGCGCGACACTTACGTTGGCGTTTCGCAGGCCACCTACGATGAGATGTACAGCGCGTATATGCTCGACCATTCCACTGAGCCTTTGCAGCTCGGCGGACGTGGTTTGGAAACCCGCAAGTATCTCCCGTGGTTTAGGACTCCGTAATGCAGCGTATCAGCTTGACAGATTTCCGTGGCGGCCTCCAAGAGTCGCTTGCTCCTAGCGATTT